TAAGTAACGAACATCGGAAGAAGAACTTGCGTCAAAAATAACATTCCATTTTGTGCCATCCCACTTAATAATATCGTTAGCACTGGCTATAAAATCTGTATTTGTAGTACTCTTCCAAGCATCTGGACCATCTGTATTGTAAGAATTTCCTATATCTTCTAGTATTAGATATGTTGTATCAGTTGGAATCGCTCCATTAAAATGATCAACTGGATTAAATGTAGTAGGATCTATAATACCAGTTACTAATGGAATATCTGTTGAGTTTGCTGGAAGTGTATCTTGATCAAATGTTACCACAAGATATGTTGAGTCTAACGGATTAACAGTAAATGTTCCAACTATTTCGCTACCGTTAGGTTTAGTAAATCTAATTTGACTAATACCATCTTTATATCCACCATAGATAGGCAATACTTCGTTCCAGTCTATACGTTCTCCTTGTTTTACAGGAGTTTGTAAATTCAATTCTTGTATAGCTTCACTACTATCAAGTACGCTAACATAGTAATCTCCAGTATCTGCTTGTGTAACAGTCTTAGAGCTTAATAGTAACACTCCGAACTCGCCTGGAGTAGCAAACTCGCTTCTTGCTGTAATTCCGCTTGTATTGAATGCTAACTCTTCAACAGATTTCATTGCTCCGTCTTCGTTAAACATGTTCATAACAATGTTTTGTACAACACCTAGTTTTTTAACTTTAACTGGCGGACTAATATAGATAGGCATTTCAAAATCCATTGAAGCAATATCAATATCAACTTCTGTGCCTTGTGGAATACTTCTACTAGAGAATGTTAATCCATTTAATTCAACAACACTTAAACTAGTCCAATCGATATAATTGTCTGTTGTTTGAACTTCTAAACTAGGATTGAATAAGACTAATATCTGTTCTAGTATTTGTAATTTTTGATCAGTATTTGATGTCCAAAGATCAGCTCTCATTGTAAGTCTAAATGGTGTAGGCATCAAACGTTCTACAGTATACCCTGGACCTTGATTATTTTTATATACAGGATTACCATCTGTATCAAAATCATCATAATCTCTTTCACGTACACTAAGTTTGCTAACAAATGTTGGATCTGCTGTACGTGCTCTGTCTAATTCTAAACCGGTAATATAACAAGCAATCTTAGGAACACTTGGAAGTTTATTCTCACTGTTCTCCCTAATAATCTGTGCTACTTGTTTTGTTAGGTCGCCATAACTTACAGGAATTTTCTTTTCATCCCCGTCGCCATCCTTATACTTAAAGCCTATGAACATTCTCATAAACTGAGTAACATATCTTCTTACTTGACCGTCGTAGAAAAAATCCATTATTAATTGTCCGCTTTAGGTTTAAGCACTTTTGAAAGGCTCTGTTTTTCTTTTACTTGCTTGCCGTTAATTGTACTTACAGTAGGATTGTTAATAAATGATCCTTTCTGATTCAATCTTGGATCGCCACTTGCTGTATCATTTTGACTCATTGTCATTCTTACATTATCTTCGTATTTCACCCAACGTTTCCCATCAAATCTAAATAATCTCTTAGGATGATAATCTGTACGTAAACAGAATTGTCCTTCTACAGGACCTCCCGGGAAGGTAATACCACTTGTAAACGGAGCACCGTTTGGTGGAATAGCATCTTCGTGATAATTCTGGTAACCATCCTTAACTGGAGTTGCTTCAATAGTACTAGCACTTACAGCATTGCCTGTTTGCCCTGCTCCTATTGCTGTATTACTAGCATTAACAGTTTTTACATTACCAGTTTCAGGATCAATCGGAACTGTGTAATATTTTGTTGTATTATATCCTGACTTAGGAGCATCAGATTCTGCTTGATCTTGAACTGCTTCTGTAATTTGCATTTCTTTTTCGTATGTACTCATTATATCTCTGAGTCTATCAGCAAATTTATAATATGTACTATCCGGAGGAGCAATTCCTTTAACCGGCTCTATTACGGTGTAATTTGTACCTTCAAACTCAACAACATCACCGATTTCATATTGTACTTCAGGATTATAGATACCTTTGAAGTTTTCATCATCAGCAACTTTGTCAAGTATTTGTTTAAACTCTTGTGAATCTACTAATGGTGTACATTTAGCTCTGTATAAATGAGGATACCAAGTAACACTAAATCCTTCTGCGGCACGATTTACCTCTTCAATAACATAAAAACGTTTTAAGGCAAATGTTAAATCATTTAAGGCAAATTCATCTTTTAAGTGAGGTAACTCAATTACATCACCTGCCATAATTTTTCTACCAAGTTTTTCAACTGTGTCGTTTATATGGAACGTAATAAACAGTACATCATTTTGTAAGAACAAACCAAACTGACTTAGATTAAAGTCAATATTGTTTACGTTATAAACACCACGCAATGGGTATACATCTGGCTCGTATTTTCTATCTCTGTTTTCTAAAAATAGCATATCCTGAATACGTGTTTCAGGCGTAGATGTGCTTGATTCATAGTTTGGAACCGTAGGGCTATATTCTCCGTCTGCTTGTTCGCCGGGACCTATATACTTGTGTAAAAGTACGTCAGTACCGCCAACTTGGAACATTTCCCAGGCAGTTTTATCTATAAATTTGTAGTCGTTGCCCTTCTCTGGGCGATATAAACTTAATCTTGGCATAAACATATTTATCGGAACGATAAATACTTACATGAGCCAATTAGATCAAGAAAAACAAAAAGTATTCAATTATTGCCGCACTATGCTAGGTGAAGGCATGATTGACGTTGAACTAGACCCCGAGCACTATGAAACAGCACTGGAACGTGCTTTAGGTGTTTTTAGACAGCGTTCAGATAATGCTGTTGAAGAAAGTTTTGCTTTTCTAAAACTAGAACTAGATCAGAACGAGTACACGCTACCAGATGAAATACAGATGGTGCGTGAAGTAATGCGTAGAAGTATTGGATCTAGATCAGGTGGTGGACAAGGTGGTACAGTGTTTGAACCATTTAACCTTGCTTACACAAATACATACTTACTAAGTTCAACCAATATGGGCGGACTTGCTACATATGAATTATTTGCCGGTTATCAAGAACGTGTCGGTAAAACATTTGGTAGTTTTATTCAGTTTACTTGGCATCCAGAAACTAAGAAATTATTCATTCATCAAAGACCTAGATCAGAAGAAGAAGTAGCACTTCACGTATTCAATACTAAACCTGATGTAAGCATAATTAAAGATGTGTATTCAGGACAGTGGATTAAAGATTATACTCTTGCTAACTGTAAAATGATGTTAGCACAAGCACGTGAAAAGTTTGCTAGTATCGCTGGTCCACAAGGCGGAACAGCACTTAATGGTGCTAATCTAAAAGCAGAAGCACAAGCAGATTTAGAAAGACTTACAATGGAATTGACTACTTCAGTAGCAGGTAGTAATAATTCAGGTTACAGTCTGATTATAGGATAAACAATGAAAGCATCAGAATTTACATCAGAAGATTACGAAGCATACTACATGGAAGCCGCTAAAATGGTTTGGGGTGTAGGTAAAAAAGATGCTAGAGGCGGAACTGTAAAACAAAAATTCCGTTGTGCTTCAGGTCCTAGAAAAAGTAGACAAGTAAGTCATCCGTCTAAGTGTTTCGATCATCCTAATGTAGCAAGAGCACAGCAAATGAAGCGTACTAGAGCTAGAACAGGACCTACACAAGCAAGACATCAAAAGCGTACAAAATCTATTAATACAGCAAGTGTATTAGCAAATAGATTGAACAACCCTAGAAGTACTAAAAAAGCCAAACCTTGGTATTAATGGTTGACAGCAGAGCTGTTTTACCGTATACTGTATAAATGCTTATACGTTTACCTAAATTACTAGTTGTTGGCCACGGCCGTCATGGAAAAGATACTGTATGTGAAATGCTCGAAGCATATGGATATACATTCCAATCAAGTTCAAAATTCTGTTCAGAGCTGTTTATATTTGATGATCTAAAAGACAAGTATGGATATGCTAACGAAGAAGAATGTTACGCAGATCGACACAATCATCGTACAGAATGGTACAATATGATTCACGATTACTGCCGCGATGATCTAGCACGTTTAGGTCGTAATTTATTTGATAAACACGACATCTACTGCGGACTTCGTAATAAGCGTGAGTTTCATGCTATGAAAAATGAAGAGATCTTTGATTACGCTATTTGGGTAGATCGTTCAGATCACTGTCATTTAGAACCAAATACCAGTATGACTATTGAACAATGGATGTGTGATTACACTATTGATAATAACGGTGATCTAGATAGACTAAAGTTAAATGTTAAAACTTTAATGACTACTATCTTTAAAAATCAGGGGTTAGATCTCCCTGCTTCCAGCGACTACCTTCTTTCTGAAGTGTCCGTTGACAGTTAGCACAAATAGTTTTTAAGTTGCTAGGACGGCAGTTATTTAGATTCCCGTCTATATGAAATACATTAAACACTTCTTTGTGCTTGGACTTAAAACCACACTTATCACACTTATCTAACAAGCGATACCCAAACTGATACCACTTGGGTATTCCGTACCCTTCGCCGTTTTTTGTACATAACTCGCACAAAGACCTATAATATGTGCGACCGTTCTTCTTATAGTTAACTGCGGCAGGCCTTAAACCGCATTTACATAATGGTCTCATACTAGTACTTACCCTTTTTTATCCCTTTTTATGCGTTGTTTACCCCGTATTTTTGTCTATTGCCGATAAATATCTATACAAGAAATTAACCATCAGGAGATAATCGAATGGCACTACAATCACCAGGCGTGCAAGTTACGGTAACAGACGAGAGTTTTTACACTCCCGCTGACGGAGGTACCACTCCACTTGTCGTAGTCGCAACAGCCCAAGATAAACAAAATGCTTCTGGCACTGGAATTGCTCAGGGAACCCTGGCAGCCAATGTTGGAAAAGTATACAGAGTTTCAAGTCAACGTGAACTTGTTGACTTTTTTGGTACACCAGTTTTTAAACAGACTATTTCAGGAAGTCCTAGAAACGCAGACGAACAAAACGAATACGGACTTCAAGCTGCATACTCTTTCTTAGGAGTTGCTAATTCTGCTTATGTCGTAAGAGCTGACATTGACTTAAATGAACTTACTGCTCAGGCCACTGTACCGGGAGCGGACCCAAGTGATGGTCAATACTGGCTAGACACACAAAGTACACAATGGGGCATCTTTGAATGGGATGGAAATCCTGTTACACTAGACGGCCAAGTGTTTAGTAACCAAACACCGATTGTTATTAACCCAACTGATACTGATAAACTTTCTGGTAATGCTCCAGCAACTGGCGTTGGTAGAGTTGGTGATTATGCTGTTGTTAACGCTTCTGATGTTGTAAGAATTTACTACAAAGGTGTTGATTATACAACTGTTGGAAATCCTGTTAGTTGGGCAGAAGTAGGAACTAAAGAATGGCGTAAGACATGGGCAGTGTTTACTGCTGACAGAGACGGCCATTCAGCACAAACAGGAACAACAACTTTTAGTATTAACGGAACACTAGTTACACTACCAGCAGGTTCAACTGTTGATAATGTTGTAACAATCGTTAATAACCTAAACATTCAAGGTGTTAAAGCTGCAAAAGTTAACAGCAAATTTACACTTTATATTACTGACACAGTAGATGACGGACTTGGTGATAGTACTGACTCAAACGTAATTGAAATGGCTGATGGTTCTGCTTCAATTAACGCACTGTTTGGTACAACTGGCGGCGTAAGCGCAGGAAACTATTATGGTCCAGAGTTACAAATGAGTCCACACACTTCAGTGCCACAGTGGAAATCAAGCTCACAACTACCACGTCCAACAGGAAGTGTTTGGGTCAAAACAACTGAACCAAATCAAGGTGCTCGTTGGAGAATTAAAGCATGGGATGCTGATACTGAATCATTTGTTGAATCACTAGCACCATTATACATTAATCCACAAACAGCAATTTTCAACCTTGACAGAACTACTGGCGGTGAGTCAATTCCAAAAGACACATTGTTTGTACAGTACAATTATACTGAAGATTCAGGATATGACAGTACACCACAAACAGGTAGTTTCAAAATCTTTACAAGAAAAGCAACTGGAAATACTTCTGTAACAAGTGGTATTATTGATGCTAATACTTTTAGCGCAGGTAGTTATACAATTAACGTTAGAGAATCAGTAACAGGTTCTGCTTCATTAAGTTCAGCTACTGCTGTAACATTTACTGCGGCAGGTGCTGTAAGTGATGCTAATACTGTTGCTACTGCTATTAACAATGCTCAAATGGATCATGTTGAAGCAGAAGTTGTAAGCGGTAGAGTTGTTATTACTCATAACGCAGGCGGCGAAATTAGATTTGAAGATGTTGATAGTGCTATGGCTTTAATGGGCTACAGTGCTTATGACTATTCTACTTCAACTGGAACTACTAATCTTTATGCGGCACCACAAGGTGACAGTTATGATTTTGTAGCAAGTAATTGGTTACCATTAGCAGGTACAACATTTGGTTACATTGCTTCAAATGATGCTCCGCAAAACGATCCACAAGAAGGACAGCGTTGGTATTCAAGTTTAACTGACGAAGTTGATATTATGGTACACAATGGTACTACTTGGGTAGGTTACCAAGATAGTACATCACCATTTTATAGTGCTTCATTAGCAGATCAAACTGACCCAGCTGGTCCTATTGTTTCTCCAACACGCCCTGTAGAACAGAGCGATGGTACACCACTTAAAACTGGTGACATTTGGATTGACACAGGTGACTTAGAAAACTATCCAGTAATTTACAAGTATAACAATGACTTGTCAAATACACCTATTGCTAATAGATGGATACTAGTTGATAAAGCAGATGCTTCATCAGAAGATGGTGTTGTATTTGCTGACGCTCGTTGGGGAACAGATGGAACAAAAGAGGACGCAGGAACAATTAAAGAATTGTTAACTGAAAACTATGTCGATCCAGATGCTCCAGATCCAGCACTATATCCAGCAGGTATTTTACTTTTCAATACACGTAGATCAGGATTTAACATCAAGGTTTACAGAAAAGACTATATCGATCAAGCACAAGACAATGCTAGATTTGGCAACCAGTCTATGGCTAACTACGCAACTGACAGATGGGTTACAGACTCAGGTGAAGCATTTGGTAGAAAAGCACAAAGACAAAGTGTTATTGAGAAGCTAAAGGCAACTATTGCTAGTAACCAACAGATTAGAGAAGACGAAGTTCGTCAGTTTAACTTGTTGGCTTGCCCAGGCTATCCAGAAGTTACACAAAACTTAGTAGACTTGAATACTGATAGAGGAACAACAGCGTTTATTGTTGCTGATTCTCCATTCAGACTAAAAGCTGACACACAAAGTTTAGTTACTTGGGGTCAGAATGAAAACAATGCTACTGACAACGGTGACGACGGACTAGTAACATTTGACGAATACACAGGCGTATTTTACCCAAGCGGACTTACAACTGATAACACAGGAAACAACATTGTTGTTCCAAGTTCACACATGATGCTTAAAACTATAGCACTAAGTGACCAAGTTGCTTATCCGTGGTTTGCTCCAGCAGGTATTAGACGTGGTGGTATTAGTAATGCTACTTCAGTTGGTTATGTTGATAGCGCAACTGGCGACTTCCAAAGCGTTGCTTTAACTGACGCTCAACGAAATACTTTGTACGATATCAAAGTTAATCCACTTACATTCTTCAACGGTGTAGGACTTGTTAACTACGGACAAAGAACTAGAGCATCAGGTAGTTCAGCACTTGATAGAATCAACGTAGCACGTTTAGTAATTTACTTAAGAACACAACTTAATAGACTTGCTAAGCCGTTTGTTTTTGAACCTAATGATAAAATTACTAGAGACGAAATCAAACAAGCAGTTGAAAGTTTATTACTTGAGTTAGTCGGTCTAAGAGCACTTTATGACTTTGCTGTTGTATGTGATGAATCAAACAACACAGCGGCACGTATTGATCGTAACGAGCTTTATGTAGATATTGCTATTGAACCAGTTAAATCAATTGAGTTTATTTACATTCCGCTTAGACTTAAGAACACAGGAGAAATCCAAGGTCAAGCATCAGCTTAATTTAAGTGGGGGATTTATTCCCCCACTCATTATGCTAAATAATATTATATAAACGGAGCATTAAAAATATGTCAATTTCAACACTATCAAAATTAACAGTCCCTTTAGCGACTGATACATCATCAAGCAATCAAGGCTTGTTGATGCCAAAGCTAAAGTATCGCTTTAGGGTGGTACTACAAGGTTTTGGTGCTAATGGTACAGTACCAACAGAATTAACAAAACAAGTACAGGATATTACACGTCCAAAGATTAACTTTGAAGAAATGGAAATTCCTGTATACAACTCACGTATCTACCTAGCAGGTAGACATAACTGGGAACAGGTTACACTTAACGTTCGTGATGACGCAAGTGGATCTATTCAAAGATTATGTGGTGAGCAAGTTCAGAAACAATTTGACTTCTTCGAGCAGGCATCTGCGGCGTCGGGTCAAGACTATAAATTTACTACACTAATTGAAGTATTAGATGGTGGTAACGGAACTCAAACTCCAAATGTACTAGAAACTTTTGAATTATATGGTACATTTGTACAGAACATTGATTACGGTGATTTGAACTACACTTCAAATGAACCAGCAATGATTTCTATGACACTAAGATACGATAACGCTATTCAGTACAGAGGCGGTGGCGTTGACGGTATTGGTAGAAATATCGGTGCTAGAACAATTGGCGCTCTAACAACTGGTGGTGGTTCAGCGTAATCACATTTAGTTAAAGATAGTTTGTTGAACAAATTGAGCTCGGGCTTAAAACCCCGGGCTTTTTTTGTGACTAAATACTAGTATGGCAGACAAATTTACAAGATTCTTATCAGGTGTTGGAACTGGATTACTTAATCCTAAAGGCAACTTAGGTGACGCTAGACATGCGTCTAGAACGTTTGTTGACGGAGCATTTTCAAGAGCTCCAAGAACTAAATTTTTATTCCACGTACATTTTGATATAAACCCAAGAGGGTTGAGTAGTGATTTCAGAAGTCATCACTCATCTTCTATTAGTGTTCTAGTGAAAACATCAACACTACCGAGATTTAGTTTTGATACTGATATGAAAAATCAGTACAATAGAAAAAAATTAATCTATAAAAATATCAACTACGATCCTATTCAAGTAACATTCCATGATGACAACACAGGAATTATTAATGCGTTGTGGGCACAATATTTCTTGTACTATTCTCCAGAAAGAGAACAAGTACCCGGTGCTTGGGATATTTTAGGCGGATCAGCAACTGGTCGTCAATCAGGAGCAGGACCTTATAACGGTGGGGGAGTAGTATACAGTGCTGAAAGTGGAGGTTATCGTTACGGTTTAGATTCAGATAGAGTTCAAGATCCTTTCTTTAGAAGTATTACAATTTACACTATGTCAAAGAAAAGATTTCATAGTTATAAATTAATCAATCCGCATATTAGAACTTGGGATCACGGCGATGTAAGTTATGCTGAAAGTGGCGGAACTGTTCAAGCAACAATGAACCTTGGCTACGAAAGTGTTATATACGGAGCCGGAAGAATTGATACAAACAATGCTGAAGAACCAATTAATTTTGGTAATTTACATTACGACAAAGTTCCTAGCCCATTAAGTGTGCTTGGCGGAGGAACAGCAAGTTTGTTTGGACCTGGAGGAATACTATCAGGTGACGGTAGTGGTGAATTATCAGGAGCTAGAACAATCTTTGGTGACAATTTTCAAGACAGAGGAGCAACATCTGTCAGTGCGTTGACTGCCGCAATAGGAGCAATTAACTTTGCTAAAAATTTAGATAATATATCAAGCGAAACACTTACACAAGAAGCTCTTAACTTAACACTAACACCAAATAGAACAGCAAATATTACAAGCGGTCTTCCAGGAATTAGTTTCGGAAGATTTGGAACAGTGACAGGAATAAAATAGAATGGCTGAAAAATCCACATACTCAAACTTACCGGCCTCAGCAACTACTAAATCACAAGACAGTGCTCTAAGATCTCTTTTATACTTTAATCAATATGGACAACAAGGTCTAGAATTTAGAGCAGAAGATGTTGATGCTACTATTGGTTTTTTAAAAGGTAAAGGATTTGCTGAACAAGCCGCTGTTGTTACAGGAGTTATTCTTTTAAAACAAGCAAAACTTGATAACATTCCCGTATATCAATTATTAGATTCTTTAGAAGGTTTACAGTCATTACAACTATCTTCACTAGTTGGAGATATTTTAAATGAAAATAGATTTCCAACTTCTTTGTTAGGATTTAGAGTAACAAAAGTTAGAAACGAAGAACAAGAGAGAATTATACTTGCCTAAATTTGCTCAGGGAAAATTCAATATGAAGAATCCCGCAAAGTACATCGGGAAGAAATCCCCATTGGCAAGAAGCAGTTGGGAATTTGTTTTTATGCGAATGCTCGACGAACACGCCGGTGTTGAAAACTGGGCTAGTGAAAGTATACAAATTCCTTACCAAGATCCATTAACAGGTAAGTACACTATATACGTTCCGGACTTTTTTATTGTGTATAAAGATAAAAATGGTAAAAAGAAAGCAGAAGTAGTTGAAGTAAAACCAGCAAATCAGCAATTTAGTGAGCGTGTAGGTAAAAGTAGATACAATCAAGAACAGTATATTAAAAATATGGCTAAATGGGAAGCCGCAAATGCTTGGTGTAAGCAAAATCAGCTAAAATTTCGTATAATAAACGAAGATGATATTTTTCACCAAGGTAACAAACGAAGATAAGTACAGTATGACCAAGAAACTCGAAGAACTATTTAATTTAGAAGATGAAAAAGCAAAATCTGAGGTTAAAACTGTCGAAGATGATGCTATTACTAAGGATGAAGTAAGATCTTTGGAAAGAAGCTATAGAGAAGTAGATACTATTGCTGGTACTTTACCAAAAATTGATGAATTAGATAGTTTAAATGATAACGAGCTTGATAATCTAGCTCAAAAAGCAGAAAATGCGTACGATGAGCTTATGGATTTGGGCATGAATGTTGAAGTACGCTATAGTGGACGTATTTTTGAAGTAGCAGGCAGTATGTTAAAGAATGCTATAGATGCTAAGGCCACTAAAATTGATAAAAAACTGAAAGCAGTTGATTTGAAACTTAAAAAGTTGAAAATTGACCAGGATCGTAACCCAGATGCCGAAGATATCATGAATGGGCAGGGTTTTGTAGTAACAGATCGCAACGAATTACTGAAGAAATTGCGCGGAGAGGAATAAATATGAGTATGAAATCGTTAAAAGAATATCTAACCGAATCAAAGAAGACCTACAATTTTAGAATTAAAGTTGCAGGTGAGATTCCAGAATCATTTGAAGAGAAACTTCATGCTTCTCTTAGCAGATACGGATGTCAGGGTGTTAAAAAAGTAGGAAATTCACCTATTCAAAAACAAGTCAAAGATTTTCCGGATTTAGAAAATATGGAAGTTACAGTTTTTGAAAATACCTGTGAATATCCAGTTACTCCGCAGGAAATTTCAGTAGCGATTAAAAATAATATGGGAATGGAGTACTCACACTTTAGAGTACGCAATGTTAATGACCCATATGAAGCACAAGAAAGTTCAGCAATGGATGAACCTTCAGGAAAAGCAGTACTAGATGATCCTAACTACAAGGACAGTGAAAAAGTAAAAGCAAAGGACTATTTTGGGGATGATTTCAATAAGTCTTTCTTAAAAGATCTTCAAAAAGCATCTAAAGAAAGAGTAAAAGAAACCGATTACAAAATGGAAAAACCACAGAAACAAGATAAAGCAGGCGTTAAAAGCGCCATGGGGAGTTAATTATGGATTTTAGAGATTTGTATCAAAAAATTAGAGAACTTGATACTAAAACAGATGAGGCTTGCGGCGATCCAATGCCAGCACCGGCTATGGATAAACCAGAAACACCAGAGCCAACAATGAATGTTAGTATGAATGCTCAAGGCATGGATAACATTGAAGGAATAATGAAGTTATTCCAGAAAGTTAATCCAGATATGATGCCTAGTGATGAACCAGCTGAGCCGAAAATGGCTATGCCACCAATGATTAAACTCCCAATCGAAAAAGATGGCATGGATAACGACGACGAAGGCGCAAGTAAAGATCAAGAAGATGAGTTTCATACTGATTTAGACAAGTTAACACATAAAACTTTTGGTCCTAGCAGTGATGAAAAGAAAATGGATAAAGAAGAAGAAGCATGGGATAACGAACCTGATCCAGAATACGATGATATTGATGCTGTAACATCAGGTGGCGACGATCTTCACAAGCGTAAAGGAGCATATCCTGCTACTGCTGGAGGAGATAACCCAAGAGCTATGGAATCCGAACAAGAATTACGTGGTAAAATTAAAGAAGGCTTGCTAAAAGCACTAGAAGAAGCTAAAAAGCAATAATACTAAATCCAATAGGGCCGCAAGGCCCTATTTTTTTGGTTAAATATTGTTATGGCAAAGAGTTTAGATGGTGTCTTAATTAAAAAGGCACATAAAAAGCAAAAATACACACTAGAAGAAGTAGAACACTTAGAAAAGTGTATGGATCCTATTACAGGTCCACTCTATTTCGCAAGAAACTTCATACAGATTCAACATCCTGTAAAAGGTTCTATTCCTTTTCAACCTTATGAATATCAAGAAAGACTTTTAGACGCATATACTGAAAACAAACAGTGTATTGCTATGCTTCCAAGACAGATGGGTAAGACAACTTGTGCTGTTGCTTATCTTTTATGGTACACAATGTTTGTTCCAGACTGTCAAGTTCTTATTGCCGCACACAAATATGAAGGTGCCAAAGATATTATGGATAGATATCGCTTTGGTTATGAAAACTTACCTGATTTTGTTCGTGCTGGTGTGTACAGTTACAATAGAAATACCATTGAATATGACAATGGAGCAAGAATACAAGCAACAACCACAACAGAGAACACTGGACGTGGTAAATCTCTTTCATTAATATACTGTGACGAGTTTGCTTTCGTACAACCACCAGAAAAAGCCAAGGAATTTTGGACTGCGTTATCACCTACACTAGCAACAGGTGGTAAATGTATTATTACTTCAACACCAAACAGTGACGAAGACCAGTTTGCTATGATTTGGACTGAAGCAAATAAAAAATTTGATGAACACGGAAACGAACAAAAGGTCGGTGTTAACGGGTTTGGTTCATATTTTGCTCATTGGAGTGAACATCCTGATAGAGATGATGAATGGGCAAGAGTCGAAAAGGCAAAAATTGGTGAAGAACGGTTCAGACGTGAATTTGAATGTGAATTCTTGATCTTTGATGAAACACTAATTAATGCTGTTAAGCTCGCAGAGCTTGAAGGCAAAGAGCCCGTGCTAACAACTGGTCAAACTCGTTGGTATAAAAACATAGATCCAAGGTGTACATATCTAGTAGCACTTGACCCATCTCTCGGTACTGGTGGTGACTATGCGGCTATACAAATTTTTGAGATGCCTAGCATGGAACAGGTAGGTGAATGGCGTCATAACACTACTCCAGTTCAACAACAGATTAGAATTATGCGTGAAATCCTAAAATACATCATGGAACAAGCAGGTGAAAAAGGCGGTACTCCTACAATTTACTATAGTGTTGAAAATAACTCACTAGGTGAAGCCGCACTTGTTGTTATTAGTGATATTGGAGAAGAAAATTTCCCAGGATTATTCCTGAGTGAGCCTATTAGAAAAGGACATATTCGTAGATTCCGCAAAGGGTTTAATACAACACATCGTACAAAAATTACAGCCTGTTCAAAACTGAAAAATTTACTGGAAAAATACAAAATGACAATATACAGTAAACCTTTAATTTCAGAACTAAAAACATTTGTTGCTAGTGGAACAGGATTTAACGCAAAAACGGGTGAACACGATGACCTAGTAAGTGCTACGTTGTTGTGTATTAGGATGGCTGATGTACTAAGTGACTGGGATCCTAAAATTTACGAAAAAATGACGGAAAAATTAACTGAAGAACAGATGCCAATGCCGATATTTGTAAGCGGCAACATATTTTGATAAATATAAGCATGGAAGATAATCTAAGAAGCATAAGCACAGACCTATTTTATAAGGTAAGAAGTCGATTTTCTGGTCTAAAACTAGGCAAGGAAACCGGTGAAGTTACCATTAATCCTGAAGAGGCAGTATTTTTTGACTTTGACTACATGGAGGGAGAAAACCCACTTGGACATGTTAGTATTAGTCTTGCTGAACCATCCTCTATGAAAGTATACTACAGTACAGGAATTACAGAAAGCATGGATCCAGTACAAAAAGACGGTTGGTATACATTTTTAAAGAGTATGAGAGCATTTGCTAAACGCAGATTAATGAACTTTGATACTAGAGACATTTCAAAAGACAATCTAGATAAAAGAGATTATGCTTTCCTTAGCCAGTATTCAAAAACTTCAGAGGTAGGGGAATCAATAATGAGCGAAGGAATGTATGGAACTAATAAAACCAGTTATCAAAAATTAGAAAATACAAAACTTATTGTAAAACATAACAAGGCAGTTGATGAAACAAGTCCAGGTGCTAGAGCAAGAAATATTACAGCACTGTTTATTGAAAATTCAGCAGGTGAAAGATTTAAATATCCATTTATTCATCTATCAGGCGCTAGAGCAATGCAAAGACACGTTCAAGAAGGCGGCCTTCCATATGACGATATTGGAAAATATATCGTAAGCCTTAGTGAACAAATTGCTCAATTAAAATCATTTAGTAACTATGTAAACAGAAACGATCTTTTAAATGACGATACAAATTCAATTGTAGAAAGAGGTAAAAATGCTCTTGAAAATTTAAAAGTAGAAGTTAAAAAATTAAGTAGTAGAAATTATTACAATCAATTTAAAGAACAATTTGCTCCAACTGAGTACAGCGATGTACCTGAGGAAGTCGTAGACGAACTAACATCAAAGTTCACAGTTAAAAAATTCAACGAAGAAATGAAAGATGTATTTCCTATTATTCATCGTTTGATGAAAGAGGATGAAGTTGATCAAGAAAGCGACGTAGTCGAAAGCGGAAAGGAAAAACTATCAAATCACTTTGACAAATTTGAATCATGGGTTAATGAACTTGGCGAGTCTAGTGCTATTCAAAGTCCAGACAGTGACGAACAGCGTCAAGCAATTACAGACTTAAACAAATTAATTGACAAACATTTTCCATCAGGCGTAGATGGATCAAATGCTATTCAAAGTTTAGAAGGCATTATTGACGATCCGAGATTAGAACAACGTATAAAAGAATTATCAAAAGAAGATTCAGATCGTTGTATTAGACCTTTAATTAAAAAATGGGTCGAAGTAAACGTACCTGAAGTTATGTCAGAACTTGATTTTGGCGACATGGAAGAAACAGAAGAATCTGTACAAACAACAGAACAGGCTGATTCAAAAGAACTAGCAAAATTCATTTACAGTTTTTACGATAGAGAAACAGGCAAGTTTCCAAAAGGCGAAACAGGCGTATTAACTATGGTAGAAAAGAAATTTGGTGACAGAGCGGCATCAGTAGCAAAAGGCTTTATTAATAAACTTTCTGAGAAACACGATAACATGGGCTACTCGGACAAAGAAATTAAAATGGCATTTGGTGTACTAAATGATCCAAGATATCATCAAGGAAATTATAGTGGTGCTGTTGCTACAATCGAAAAGATTGCTAAAGGATTATCGCAACATCCAAGTGTTAAAAAGGCACTAATGAGAGCAAACGAATCAACAGACGAATTAGCTCGTATTAAAGAACTTAGTAAATTTTAATGAAAATCATGGTTGACTTTTAGGTCAATCTGTGTTTAAATAGTAGTGTAGTAAGAAATTGCTACACTATTTTTTTGGGTGAACTCAAATGGGACTTGTGTAAACTCTCCCATGAACTGTTCGCATAAAACTCTTAAGAAAGGAGAAACATTATGTGGACTAAACCTACATTTGAAGAAATGCGTTTCGGTTTTGAAGTTACAATGTATGTAATGAATAAGTAATAACGTATTTGTAAGCACCCTTAGGGGTGCTTATTTTTAAGGAATAATTATGAAAATTGTAGTAAAAGAAATTCCAGAACCATTTGAAGGACAACAAGCAATTAGTGAAGATGGCAGATTATGCGTTTACAATCTAGGTAGATGGATAACCAAAGATGAATACGATAGAGGAATCTACATCAAACTAGCAGATCAAGGCGACTGCGTTTAATTTGGATATACTAATCCAGTTTTTGGCAACAAAACAGTTGACAAACTAAATAGTATTGTGTAGTATATACATTGTGCTACACATTTAATAGGCACAAAGCACATAGAAGGCAAAATTACAAGGAGGCATAAACTATGGCAACTTTAGCAGAAATCCGAGCAAAACTTCAAGAAGCTCAAACCCGCACAGGCGGTTCACAAGGCGGCGGCGACAACGCAATTTACCCACATTGGAACATGTCAGAAGGCAGTGAAGCAACACTTCGCTTCTTACCTGATGGTGATTCAAATAACACATTCTTTTGGGCAGAAAGAGCAATGATTAAATTGCCTTTCGCAGGCATCAAAAGCGACACATC